GACAGGTCTTAAGAATCTTTTCCAAGAACACTACATCGACATTCCAGAAGAGAAAGTTGACATGGTTGAAGAACTTGCCGCTAAGGTTGAGGCATTAGAGGGCGAGTTGGACAAAATGGTAACTGAGAACACATCTCTCAATGCAGAGGTTGGTGTTTATAAGAAAGAAGCAATTCTTTCTGACATCTCAGAAGGATTGACTGAGGTTCAGGCAGCAAAACTTGCCCAATTGTCGGAAAACATTGAATTTGTTTCTGAAGAAGATTACAGAGAGAAACTTGCTCTCACAAAGAGAAAGTATTTTTCTGAGTCCAAAGAAGAAACAAAAGAGACAGTAAGTGAGCAGTTTGGTGCTGACGAAGACTTGGAGGATACATCGTTTTCTCCAGTCATGGAACACTATGTCAAAAACATTTCTAAGATCATTAGAAAATAATTTTTTTATAAATAAACATTAATAATACTCAAAGGAGAAAACCATGAATGTTCAACAACTCGTTCAAAAATGGGCACCAGTTCTAGATCATCCTGATCTTGGTGCTATTAAGGACACACACAAGAAAGCCGTAGTTGCTCAGTTGCTTGAGAACCAAGAGATTGATTGCCGCTTTGGTGAGTCTGCTGGTTATCGCAACCCACAGTCGCTTCTTACAGAAGCCGTTCCAGCAAACGCAATGCAAGGTTCCTCGTCAGTAGCCGCTTCTGGTGCTATTGATACATACGATCCAGTTCTTATCTCTCTCGTCCGCCGTTCGATGCCTAACCTCATCGCTTATGACGTTTGCGGCGTTCAGCCAATGACAGGTCCTACAGGACTTATCTTTGCAATGCGTTCACGTTACACATCGCAAGGCGGAACTGAAGCACTCTTCAACGAAGCAGATACAGACTTTGCTGGAAGCAACACATCGCCTGTTTACTCTGGCTTGACACCTGTTTCTGGTGCAACACCTGAGACAGACTGGGCTAACAACTACACAACTGGTACAGGTATGACAACCGCAGTTGCTGAAGGTCTTGGTAGCACACCAGGAACAAACGCAGTCTTCCAAGAGATGGCATTCTCAATTGAGAAAGTTGCCGTTACTGCTCAATCCCGTGCGCTCAAGGCTGAGTACACAATGGAACTCGCACAAGACCTTAAGGCAGTTCACGGTCTTGACGCAGAGCAAGAACTCGCAAACATTCTCTCGACAGAGATCCTTGCTGAAATAAATCGTGAAGTTATTCGTCAAATCAACCGTACTGCTACAATCGGCGCACAAGAGAATGTTGCTTCTTCTGGTACATTCAACCTTGACGTTGATGCAAACGGTCGTTGGTCAGTTGAGAAGTTTAAAGGTCTCATGTTCCAACTTGAAAGAGAATCCAATGCGATTGCAAAAGCAACTCGTAGAGGTAAGGGTAATGTCATGATCTGTTCGTCTGACGTTGCTTCGGCACTTCAGATGGCTGGTGTTCTTGACTACACACCTGCTCTCAGCAACAATCTTCAAGTTGATGACACAGGTAACACATCTGCTGGTGTTCTTAACGGCCGCATCCGTGTTTACATCGACCCATACTTTGCCGCATCGTCTGGCGTTCATTACGCTACAATCGGCTACAAAGGTACTTCTGCATTTGACGCAGGTCTTTTCTACTGCCCATACGTTCCTCTCCAAATGGTTCGTGCAGTTGGACAAGACACATTCCAGCCAAAGATCGGCTTCAAGACACGTTATGGCATGATTGCAAACCCATTTGCAACAACAGGTGCTACTGGCGCTCTTGCTTCTGCCGCTGGATTCGTTACATCCGCAGAAAGAAACATTTACTACAGAAAGTTTGCTATCGCAAACCTCATGTAAGATTAAGCCGACTCAGATCGGTTTTAAAAGAGGCTCTTCGGAGCCTCTTTTTTTTGCTTATAAATAGTACATCATTAGGAGATACTATGGCTACTCTTACAACTTACCCAGTCAACAAAAGTTTTCTTTCAAACAACAAATTTGAATTCGTACTCAATCGAATTCCTAATTTCACATTCTTAGTGCAGAGTGTGAATCTTCCTACGCTATCTCTTTCACCAGTCACTATACAAACACCAGCGGCTCCTGTTCAGATTCCAGGAAACATTATGACCTTCTCACAGTTGACGCTAACATTCATGATTGATGAAGAGATGCAGTCGTGGTATGAAATTTATAATTGGATGATCCAACTTGCAAATCCAGAAACAAACAATAAGCGTGGAACTCTCATTGGAGAACCTGGTGCCACAAATCACATTACATCCGATGCTACATTAATTATTAAAACGAACTCAAACAACCCAAACTGGAAAGTATCTTTTGTTGATGTCTTTCCAATCGATCTTGGAGAAATCAATTTTTCATCGATTGAATCGCAAGACTTTCTTTCATCCTCTGTTACGTTCTCATATACTTACTACACAGTATCGGAAGTTACTTGACTTTTACCTTCCAGTTTGATAGAATGATAGAAAATAATTTTGTGAGGATGAGTAATGACATTAGATCAATTGATGGAAGAGTGGCGCAAAGATGCGTCAGTTGATACAACCGAACTTGGGAATGAATCGCTTAAAATCCCAGAACTACATAGTAAGTATCTGAAATTATATTTCGAAGAAAGGCGTAAACTCAAAGCACTTGAGTTTCAATCGAAAGACCTTTCTTTGAAGAAGTATGAATACTACAATGGTCGCATGTCGCAAGAAGAGTTAGATGAACTCAACTGGGATCCATTCGTAAAGAAGTTAATGAAGAATGAAATCGATATGTATCTTGATTCGGACAAGGACATTATAATGAACAATGTTCGTATTGTCAATCAAAAAGAAAAAATATCTTTCATCGAAGAAGTACTCAAGAATATCAATCAGCGCAACTTTCAAATAAAGAATGCAATCGACTGGAGAAAGTTTACTCAAGGTGTCCAATAGTATAATTGTTAAAAAGATAAACGAGGTTTACTTACGATGTGAGTGTGAATCTGGTATTGGTATGGAACTCAATGAATACTTTACATTCTTTGTTCCTGGGTACAAGTTCATGCCTGCGTTTCGTAATAAGATTTGGGATGGAAAGATTCGTTTGTTCAATCGACAGAATCATTCACTCTACATTGGTCTACTTGGTTATCTACAAACATTCTGCAATGAAAGAAACTACACATTAGAAATCGATGATGAACTTTCTTCTACTGAGAATCTATCATTAGATGAAGCAAAAGATTTCGCAGATACACTTGGCATACCATTTGAACCGAGAGATTATCAATACAAAGCATTTACTCATTGTGTAAGAAACAATCGTGCATTGTTGCTTTCGCCAACTGCATCAGGCAAGTCGCTTATTATTTACATGTTGACACGATGGTACAATGTAAAGACACTTATTGTTGTTCCTACAATCTCACTTGTTGCACAGTTGTACAAAGATTTCGAAGACTATGGTTTTGAGAGTGATAAATACATTCATCAAATCATGGCAGGTGCTGATAAGAACACAAAATCACAGATTGTGATTTCGACATGGCAATCAATTTACAAGATGCCAAAAGATTGGTTCTCACAGTTTGATTTGGTCATCGGAGACGAAGCACATCTATTCAAAGCAAAGTCTTTGACAACCATTCTTTCAAATTTAACAGACTGCAAGTATCGATTTGGATTGACTGGTACATTAGATGGAACACAGACACATAAGTTAGTGCTTGAAGGATTGTTTGGTGCAGTTAAGCAAGTGACCACAACAAAAGAGTTGATGGACAAAAGCAATCTTGCTGAGTTGAAAATTAAGGCACTCATACTGAAACATGATGAAAGCATTTGCAAGGCAAACAAGAATCATAAGTACCAAGATGAGATTGACTATATTGTAAGAAGCGTTTCACGAAATAAGTTTATACGAAATCTCACATTAAGTTTAGAAGGTAATACACTTTTATTGTATCAATTTGTTGAAAAGCACGGGCAAATACTGTATGATATGATATGGGCTAAGTGTGAAGATCGACCTGTCTTTTTCATTCACGGCGGAGTAGGTGTCGATGAAAGAGAAGAAGTACGAAGAATTACTGAAGAAGAAAACAACGCAATCATTGTGGCATCGTACGGAACCTTTAGTACAGGAATTAACATTCGTAAGTTGCATAATATTATTTTTGCTTCTCCTTCTAAATCTAAGATTCGCACTCTACAGTCTATTGGGCGTGGCTTGAGACTTGGGGAGAACAAAGATTCTGCAACACTATATGACATTGCGGATGATTTGACTTATAAGAGCAGAAAGAATTTTACGCTTGATCACTTTTTAGAGAGAATGAAAATCTACAATGATGAAAAGTTTGAGTATAAAATATATACCATTAATCTTAAGGAGTAGTCATGTATTGTAAAGTACTTAAACTATTGACAGGTGAAACAATCATAGGATCAATCTCAGAAGAGACAAAGACGTATGTTGACATTGAGAAGCCAATTAAAATTCTTGTTGCTCCAGTAGGCAAAGATTCTTTCAATGTCATGTTAGTCAAGTGGGATCCTACTGTAGATTTTTCTTTACCAGTAAGAGTCTTTAAACAAAGCATTGTTTCTGTAGCAGAACCAAACAATGATTTCAGAGAGTCTTATATGGAAGTGTACAACAAATATGATGTAAAAGATTCCGAGTCGGAAGAGAGAGATGAGATTGATGATCTCTCAGACGAACTTGAAGCATTAGTTGATATGTTAGCAAAACACAGTTCTAATAATAATGCTACTTATCATTAACTTGACCCCAGGCACAGTCATAATACAATTTTGTCAATACGAAGTCAATGTAAAAGTGAGGTAAAAATGAAAGAAAACCAAAAACACTATGTAGACAACCAGCAGTTTCTGGAAGAGATGAAGAAGTTCCGCACACAAGTTCTTGAAGCAAAAGAAAAGAACGCAGAGCGACCACTTGTTCCAAACTACATCGGCACATGTCTCTTTAAGATTGCAACGCATCTGGCACGAAAGCCAAACTTTGCAAACTACACATTTAAGGATGACATGATTTCGGATGGAGTTGAAAACTGTCTACTCTATATTGACAACTTTGATCCAGAGAAATCACAGAATCCATTTGCGTACTTTACACAGATCATCTACTACGCTTTTCTCCGTCGTATACAGAAAGAGAAAAAGCATCTATACATTAAATACAAATCAATGCAGAATGAAGTCATCAACTCATTGATTGAAAACAATGGAGAGGATCTTGTCATGTCGCATTTGAATGGAGCATTGCATGATTCGTATAGTGAAGAATTCATTCG